TTATAATATCACCAGTAGAAGTTAAATTTGATTGAAAGGTAGCTACTCCTTTTTTAATTGAAAATCTTGAATCATGGAATATTTCATTAGGCCCTCTAAAAAAAGCAAAACTTCCAAGAGATGGCTTTCCTAATACATTAAGGCCTACTCTATTCCATATACCATTAATTTTACCAAAGATAGATGTTCTGCCTCCAGTATCTCTTCTTAAAGTAATTTCGCCTTCATTCCCTTCTTTGTTAGAAGGTTTTCCTATTTTTTTAGAAGCTCTCATTATTCTTTAACTCTTGTTCTTACATTTTTTGTTCTGTAAACAAATGTAATATCGTTAATTTCAAAATCATAAGAAGCATAGCTTCCACCAGTAGTTAATTTTAATTGAAATGTAAAACATTCAATAGATTCATTTGGAACTAAAGTAGCAATTGCCCACTCTCCATCTGTTCCAGAAAAAGAATTTTCAAAATTATTATTTGCACTTTGCTGAAAATCATTATCAGGAGGACCTCCATCTAGCCCATAATCTACATCTATATCTATATCAGGGTCTTCTACTTCACCACCGTCACCGCTTCCATCAATCACAGTGCTTGTTAATCTATAAGTTACAAATATTTGGTAAATTCTTTTTAATTGGTGAGGATTACCAAAATCAAGTTCTTTTGTTAAACACTCTAGACTTCTTTTGTCTGCCTTTATTATAGCATCATTTTCATTTCTTTCAACATATAATTCTTTTGACCATTTAGAAAAGTTATAACTTGTTCCATTAGGCACTCTATTATCAATAAATATAACATTCTTACCTGACTCAGATATAAAATTAGTTCTGTAACCAGTATTTGCCAAAATTGGAGCTAAAAATGTATCTTCCTGGGTATATAATGTTCCTCCCCTATCAGAAGTCCAAGATTTAGAACGAAAATCATATATCCAAACCTCACTTGAAGCTTCATTATTTGGACCTTGTCTACAGTTTTTAGAAATTAATAATTGCCTATTTACTTCATCATAACCTAATGAAGGTATTCTTTTAGAGCCAGCTTCTATATTCCAATAATATAAATCATTATTATTATTTGGCCACCCTATATCACTTTTTGATATTTTGCCATCAATTATATCTTCTACTTGTTTTCCATCAAAAAGAAAGCATCCATATTTATTTATCCAAAAAACTCCCACACTAGTTGCAATAGATTGAGATTGCCATGTAATCCCACTTGTATTTAAAGATGCTACTAAATTAGGATTGTTTTCATCTTTAAAGCTTAAAATATATGTTGATAATTCTTTATGTATAACTAAGTTATCATTAAAACTTTCTAACTTTACTATTGGAGAATCATCGTTTTCAATAGGAAGATTAATCCATTTTGACTCAAAAGGAAACTTATCATAACAACCTTCCTCTGAAGCAACTATAGCATTTGGATAATAATCAAAAGATTGAAATTCGGGCCTTGTGCTTAAACCGTTTGGTAATATAGAAAAATTAGCGATATAGCACTTTCCTTTTAATAAAGCAGCAGTTTTATATTGAGCAAAAAAATCACCCTTTTCAAAAGGTAAAGATGAATTTAATGTTTCGTAGTCTAAAACAGAAGGAGGGCTATCAAACCTAAAATAGCCATGTAAATGGTGACTTTGGTTTGCAGGCTTTACTTGTTTATAAGGCCCTATTGGTATGTCTTGGACATAATCAAATTCTTGGTTCCATTGTCCATCGCTGTCTTTAGCTTCTTTTTCCCATTGGCCAGAAAAATCTTCCTCCCATGGGACAAAACTTGCATTATTACTTTTTCTAACACCTTTAATAAAGTCTATATCTAACAAAGCTTGAAGCTTATCAGATTCTAAGCTATCTGTAGCTTTAAAATATAATCTTGCTCCTGTAATTCTTCTATTAAACATATCATATACATCGCCTACAGAAGAGTAACATACAGAAGCACTAATCCTTAAGCCTGTTCCTTCTGAAACATTATCTCTAGTTCTTAAAAAGGTAGGAGCTGATTCTTGAGGTGTACCTCCACCGTCATATAAATATGAGACATAAAAATCATAAGTACTAGCATTTAATCCCCATGAATCTCCTTCTATACCCCAAGTCCAATTCCATCCAAAAGCTATGCTTGTTTTAGGCCAAGAATAAGCGGCTACATTACTATTCCAAAACCTATCTCTCGAGACAAGACTTATATCGCCTAATAAGGTTCTTTTATGATTTGCGTCAGAACTAGTTACTGAAGTACTTCCTATTTTTCCATTTATTTCATAAGTGAGTATTTCTGGGTCTCCATTGCCATAAACTTCAAAATTAACTCCTAAATGTTTATTAACTTCAAGTATGGTTTCAGGAGATTTAATTGCAACTGTCATTTTATAAGCATTACCTTTAATGTCATAATATTCATCTGTATTGTCTGTATCTAATTCAGTTAAAGTTTGACCTACAGTAACCCTTATTGACCCGTTATTTCTTTGATTAAAATTTCTAACAGAAAAAGTAACAAAATACCATTTTTCTTCTTTTACTAATCCTCTAGCAACATTTCTAGATTGAAAGTAATAATCAGTATATTGTTCCGTAGAATTATGATAAATCCAATTTGTATTATCCATTGAAGGGTCAAGAGTATTTATTATATCAGGCAAGCCTCTTCTACTTAAACGAACATTGCCAGAAGGGTCTCCAGAAACATTATCTCCAGAAAACACACGACCATTATAATCTCCACCAGTACTATCTATATCAAATGTATTTGTTGTAACATTAGATATTCTATGAGTATTCTCATCACCCGCCGCTAAAGGGTTCCAATCAAAATCATTATTAGGTGTTGCTTCTACCTTAACCCTATCTTTATCTGAAAATCCATGAGCAGTTTTAGTTGTATATGTCGCAACATTACCGCTTCTAGTAATGGCAGTTATCGTTGCCTTCCCAGGAGCACCATTATTTTCTCCAGAATTATAAGTTAATGTTGAAATCTTTCTTCTATTGCTAAGGTTACAATTTGCGTAACCAGTTAATCCAATCCAGCTTACTCCTCCATATAAACGTGCAGCATCGTCTCCATAGGTATTAGAATAACCATCGCAATCAGTATATGCTCCCATAAAACCGCCTCCACCGTTATTTGTACATATATCTCCAGAAGCGTGAGGTTTTGTTAATCTATAAGATGTAACCTCATGAAATTCATCTTCATCATTAAGGTCCACTGATGAGTTTCCGTTCGAGTCTAAACCTCCCTCTTTCCAAGGAGAGAATATACAAGGAGTCCACTCACCAACGTCCCAATTGTTTAATTCTAAATCGGTCGTTGTTCCAATTGATTTTAAATCCAGTATGCATTTAATATAAGTATCATCTGGGTCATGCAATAAATACCTTTTCCCTACCACAAACTTATCTGCTTCCCCTTTTATATTTAATTCAACATCATTTGTGCTTGCTGGAATCGTGTCATCTAAAGCAATTGTCTCTTTCTTGCTTGTAATTCTATTATAAACATTTCTTCTTACTTTCCATCTTTCATCATTATCGAGTGCGGCATTATCTCTGTTATGAAAATTATGATATTTATTTCTATAAAGCTGACCAGAAGAAATCTCGTATTTATGTCCATTTTCTTCATCGTTCTCAACTTCTACCTGTCTACTCATACCTTCAGCTAAATCTTCTTCATCCTCCCAACAATCAATATCCTGCATAACAGCAATAGCAGGTATTTGCTTGTCATCTTTACCATTCATATAGTATTCATTAAACCAATTGTGTCCCCAAGGACTTCCTTGGTTATTTTTTTTAGAATAATCGGTAGTAATACCTATTTGATATCTGAACATTTCTTTATATGAATCTCCACCAGAAATTACAGGTTTTTTTGGGGAAACAGTATCTTTATACCATTCATTCATATAATTAACACTATAATCAGCTCCAAATATTTTATCTCTTTTAATATGCCCATACCATCTAGGAGAATAGTTCGTATCATCAATACCAATTTTATTAGCAGGAGAAATCCTAAGAGCTTTATCTCCAAAAAAATAAGTTGGCATAATTCCTTTTGTTAACAAAGTTTCTGACGCTTGCCCCATAGTATCTAAACCTATAGAACTTTTGTCTGTGTTACCTTCAAATTTATCATTTAAATCAGCTATATTTGTATACCATCCACTTGCTCTAGAATCTATTGAGTCACTAACATATAAATCTATAGTTTCTGCACTTTGACAAGCTATATATTTAGTGAAATTTCTTTGAGGGACAACCTCTAAAAACCCATCTGTAACAGAAGTATCTTCCCCTAATGAATCTATTTCTTTAATAGAGACATCATCAATATCAAATTGAGTTGCTTGATAATTACTATGATATGTAACTTCAATCCTTAAATTTCCTGTAGTATTATATGGTATAATATCTGTATAGTATTCAACCTCAGAACCTGTAATAGTCCCGTCATGCCACTGGTCTATATGCTTTGTTACTGGCTTTGGGTAATATAAACAATCTCTGTCCCCTAAAATAAATTTAATCTGAGCATCTGAGTAATTAGCTACACCTGTTAATTTAGCTCTTACTCTATATTTTCTGTTTTGTTGAAAAGGCTTATCATCATTAGGACCCTTAAGATGAGTATCCGCCAATTGAACTCCTTGAGCTTGTCCAGCATAAGCAGCATCCCCAGCAGTTGTAACTCTTAATTTTCCAGCAGAAGCTGAATTTACACTAATAGTTGCACTATTATATGCACCCCAGTTTCCACTACCACTAAAATCTCTATTTGTTTGGGCATATATTTGCTCAATTCCACCTTCTCCAGATTGTGTTGGACCATAAGTGTAAATTACAATTTTATCTTGACTGCTATGAGCTTGTACTGTTGAGCCTAATTCGCCTCTTTTAAAAGTAGCAGTTTTTGCAGAGGCATCCATTGCTGTTATCTTCATAGACTCTTGATTAACCATTACATAATCTCCAAGAGAAAATAAATCTATTCCTGAATAACTTGAATCTACAGAAGATATAGCGACAGTGGTTTCATCTCCAGCAGACGCACTTGCTGTCATTGAGCCATTTAAGTTTCCTCCAGAATAATAAATAGTACTAGCTAGTCTATTCCCACTCTCATCCAAGAGAGAAAATTCTTTAGCTGTCCCATCAATAACAGTTTTTAAATAAAGGGTTTTATTGGCAGCACTTACACTTTTTACCTCAAAATATCTATTATTTAACTCTCTATCAGCAGTTCTACCATATATTCTTATAATGTCTCCTGAAGAAACATTTATCTCCCCAGAATCTGTTCCAATATCTTTATCAAGTCTTACAAAAGTTATGCTTGATGAGGCATCTACATTAGATAATACTTTTGTTATTTGTGCTCTTTCTCCATGATTATAAGAAAATGAAAAGGCATATAAACCGTGACCTGGGTCTTGAACAGCGGATGTCGACATAGCTGTACCCCCATCTTCAAACCTATAATATTCACCATCTCCTGATAAACTATTAGCTTTACCAAGAGGTCTTAATATCCCTGGCCTTTCAATTGAAACGCCTACTGAACGAGCAAGATTGTTATCTTCAATATCTCTAGGAGAAGAATCGGTATTAAGACCTTTAGTAAAGTCACGAATTGTTAGTGTTTTTTTAGGCATTAATCTTTAATTAAAGCTTCTTTCACTACATCTTCAACGCTATCCCAAATAGCATCTAAGATTTTTTCTTCCGTTTTTTCAGAGATAAATGGTATATCTACATTGTCATTCATTCTCTTTATCATTTTTGCTTTCATTTCGTCATTGAATATATATCCAGCAACTATTTTACCAAAACCTGACATTATTTCTCCTTTATTTGTTAAGCGGTTTCTGCTATAAACATCTCTATATCACAAGAGCCAGTATCTGCATCTGCTTTTACTGTTGTTAAGTCTTGTAAATTAGGAACAAAAGTTAATGTTCCGTTTGTTACAGAGCCTCCTGTTGTAGATACATCAGAGCCAGCAGAATCTCCTAACTCAAATGATGTTACAGCTCCAGGAATGTTTACTGATTTAACAAATGAATTATCTGGTATTCCAGTACCAGTAACAGACATCCCTTTTTTAATTTTAGCACTTGCATCGCAAGCTATAGTAGGGTCATTGTTATAATCACATGTTGCATCTGTAAAAGTTTCCATTCCTAAATTAACTATATTTGCTGAACATACATCAGCCATACCACCAGAATTATCTCCTGCTAGCAAGAAAGATTGCCCTGCATCTAATTTAACTTGAAATTCATCTGCATTTTCGTTTTGGAAAGTTAAAGTTACATGATTAGTGTCGTCTAAATTTGTAAATCTTACATATTTAACTTTTCCTGGAACGTGTGTTCCTGCAGATACAGACGAACCAAAACTTAGTAAGCTCGTTTCAGTTGTTGTTATAGTTACTAGCCTTTTTGTTATATTAGCAATGCTAGTAAATGATTTGCTTTGCGTACTACCATAACTTTTGTTATTTAGCGTGATATCTTCAGTTATTGTAACTGTCATCGTAGCAGCATTATAAGCTGTCAATCTAGACATTTTCTTCTCCTTTGTTTACTTTATAATTACACTTAAAATTTTTAGGTGGATGTGCCATATTTTCTAATAAATTAAGGCGTTTATCCATTTCACTTACTTTTTTATCTAATTCATTATCTTCAAATACATAAGACATAATCTTATCTAGCTTAAAATGTTTAACTAGAGAGTTAGCAACTTGATTTATGAGTGCCTTAGGTATTATCATTTATTCTTTTCTATTTCCCACATTTTTTTATCAGCTTCTGTTGGTCTATATTTTCCTGAAAAGTCATCTAAATCCCATTGGAGTCCATCTGGGCCAAATAAATACTCTGCCGCAGGAGGAATAGTCTCTTTTCCCATATCAAACATTCCCATTCCCACAGGGCTTATTAGACGAAGCAACCAAGGAAGTATTGTCTCCATCTGCTCCATACTAGGCATAACAGGAGTAGGGTTAAAAGGGGCTCCTCCTCTATGAGTAACTCTTGGGTATTGACGTGCACCACTTGGTGTAGGGTCAACAGCTGGTCCCACAGTATATGATTCACCTGGGTGATAAGTCTCTGTTGTTTCGGGTTCTACCGAAATAGGATTTCCCCAATTATCTGTTGCTGGTGGATTTGCTATTCTTGTAACATCTTCTACAGCCCTAGCTCCTGACTCTAAGGCTTTTCGTGGCCAATTAAGTCTGCTAAGAGCATCAGAAAGAAAACCTGCAATAGCAGAACTAGAATTAAAAGCTGGAGTTCCTGTATTTGATGAAGTTTCCATCATCTCCGCAAAAGGACCTTTCCCCCATTCATATACTATAGGTTTACCGTTTATTATAACTTCATATGATTCACCTGGGTTAGTTGAACCTAATTTTACGTCCATCCCAAGCGTGTTTGCTATTTTTTGAAAATTAGATTCCATTATTTTCTCCAATCTCTGATTATTTTTTTACCTGCCAATACTATAACTATTATAAGAACAATACTAAGAAAATCAATTGTATGATTCCCGCTGTCGCTCTCAATAGAACCTATTGGCGTTTCTATTTTCATTCTTTTTGGTTGCTTCATTAAACTATCTTGCACCATACTATTCTTCACCCTTCTCCATAATTCTTAAGAATTTGTCTCGCAATCCGTTTCCTGATAAGCGTGCCATAATTTCAACTTGTGCTTTAAATATACCATTAAGTTTTTTTTGTTCCATTTGTACTAATTTCTGTTGGTCTATTAACTTTATAATAATACCTTCCAACCTCTTGAAGTCTTGGTCTAGTTCTGTCATAAGAGTAGACTGGATGAACCTGTTTTGTTTCCAAATAAAGAACCCGAACGCCAGAGCTACCGCTACTGGTATTCCAAATTGTTCCAATATTGTAAGTATATCCATTATTTTTTTCGTCCATACATTTCTCTCTCAGGAGGGTCAACAGTCCATTCTAAAGCATGATTAATTAAGTTTTGCAACTGATTATTAGTTGGTGTATAATTAGGGTTAGAAATAAGAGAGTCTACAATATTTACATATTTTTCTTGTTCTCCCGTAAAATCTGGAGACAAAGCTGAGAAATTATTAATTAAATCAACAATAGTTCCTTCAACTCTATTTCCTCTATATGTTCCACGAACTTCATTAAATAATCCAGCAAGAAGAGCTGGCATTGTTCCATATCTATGTTGAGCTAAAGCTTGCCCATAATAATGTTCTAAAGCATCAAGGTCAGTTTCTGGTAAATTTGTTTCGTTATATTGTGGAAACCTATCCCAAAATCCACCAACATTATGTTCGAGAACTCCAGTTTTAGGGTTAGGAATAGCTTTTCCAAAAAATAAATTACCTAAATCATCTGCAAGATTTTCTATACCTTCAACATCTTCTTTAGGCCATACCAAGCTTGCCAACTCTTTTGCTTTTTTACTGCTCATTTTTTATTCCCATTTATAAGCTCTCCCCATAATGAGGTTTTTCCATTGATAATTTGGATAATATGAACTGTAAACAACCCTCTAGCGTAAAAATCAACGATGGCAAAAGCATGAGCCCAATTAATTCTTCTGTTATCCAGCCAATCATTTGCTTCCTCTTTCATATCTTTTAAACATCCAATACTCCAAGCACTTTTTGGTCCATCCATATGAGTCGCACTCATCTGTTGTAAATCGTGCCAATGTCCATACATTACATTGCATCCTAATTTCCTAAGATGGTTAGCAGTATGATATTGACCACCATATTGATGGCCATGATAAAAGTAAAGTTTTCCCATTTTAAGATGTTTCCCAAACTTATGATACTTGTACCCACGACCATTAAGGTCAACAGCATTAGCAAATCTATACTGAGGAATATAGGGGTATTTCTCAACTGCCATATTAAGCCAATTATCATGATTGCCCTCAGTAATATGCTTTTCTTTGCAACCTGCTTTATCCAAAGACTCATCAATTTGGTCCATCCCATCGTTAACATCTTTTACATCCTTTTCAAAATCATCTATTAAGTATTCTAATGGTGGAGCTTTTTTTCTTTTAAATCTCCAAGCACTAAAAGCGTGCCATTCTCCAACATCACCTAAATCTATATAAGCATCTGGCTTAACTATTTCAATTGTCTTTTTTAAACAATTAATAGAGGGTTGGTCGTGTAAGGGGAAGTGTTTATCTGGTGTAACAATTACCCTTTTAACAACTCCTTTATCCATATATGATTCCTCATATTATTCTAAACATCATCCAGTATAGCCGCAACTATACATTGTATTTTGTTTCCCCCCGTACCTGCACCTGCTTTTTGCCCTGATATAGCATGAATATCAGCAACTGTTGTCCCATTCATTTTTCCAAACCAACATTCATTTGGACCAACCTCAATAGCATCAACAGCATTGTGAGCCGCTGCCGCTGCATCTAAAACCAAGTAAATGCTATCAGCTGTATTTAATGTGCTTCCATCATCTCTAACACCTAAATGTTTTATAAATAAAAATTTTACTTTATCTCCAGAAGCAACCAAAGATGAAGTCCCTCCTGCATCAACACCAGTAGGTGTAGAGCCTTTACCAACATATCCTGCAGTACCTTGTTCTATCAAGTCTAGACTACTTGTAGTAACATTAGTTAGCTTATAATACCAACCTTCTGTGGAATCTGATGGAGTGTATGTAACTGTTATATCGTCCAACAATTTTGAAATTTCTGAAGGCAATAAAGTTGCTTTTACTGTTATAGAAGCTGCATTAGCCATATCAACTCTTTAATTCTTTTCTAATTAAGGCAATTTTATATACAAAATATACTATAGTAGCTATTCCTACGCCTATACGTACCATTTCAGGCAACATATCTATAAACTGGACAGTCATGCCGCCCCCACCAATAACCGCTGATTTTAATGTGTCTACGTCCACTTTTCCTCCTTTTAACTACTTGCTATAAAAATTTCAATATCAACCGCATTACTACCTGTAAATACTACAAGACTCTCTAAATCAACCAAATCTGTTACCAAATTAGCATTTGCATCTGATATTCCTATACCATCATTTGGTACGCCCATAATAAAACTTTTACCAGCCTCTACTAACAAACTAGCAGATTCGTCTGCCGCAGAATCGTCCTCCCCTACATCTGATTGCAAACTTAATGTAATACTATTAGTATCATCTAAATTGGTAAATCTTATATATTTTACATTATCTATATCTAAAGGAGACAAAGTTCCGTCAGCAACAGAGCTATGAAACATAGCAACAGTAGTCTCTGAATTGGCTGGACAAGTAACAATCCTTTTAAATATATCTGATATTCCGCTTATTCTTTTCTCTACAACATTATTATACTTATTACCATTTAATGTAATTTTTTCTGAAATCTTTGTTATTAATGTTGCACTATTAACTCCCGCCATTATATCTCCTTACATCCTTGGCACACTTATTCGTCTAACTCCAGACTTTCTAAGTGGGTATTTATTTAACATATCTGTAAACATTTTTCTAAAATATATAGCTTTTTGCATATCGCCTAAATCTTCAAATATCCTATATTTAACATAACATACAACACAAGGATGCAAGCCTGAATCGAGACCTATATCTTTAAATAAATCATCTTCATAGTCTTCAACTTCTGGATATTTTCCATGATAGGTAATTCTTATTCCGCTTGCTACATCGCTTCCACTATAAGTATCATATTCGCCTGCTCTAACCCCAGAATCTTCATCAGTCGCAGTCACAAGATTAACAATAGCTAATCTTTCATCATCATTATACCATGCAAAATAATCATTTGGATATGTTCTTTTATTTGTAGCCATTAAACCTCATCTCCTTTTAAAAGTCTATGAGAGTCTGCTAATTTAGGAACCATAGCATATCTATCATTTGTATCTTTAATCTCAACTTTTACAATATCAATTATCTCCGTATCTAAATCATACCATCTTTGGTCTTCAACTAAATCAATTTTTTTATGCTCAACACGATGTTGCCTTTTTGCTGCAATTTCAGATATACCATCATTAATTAATCTATTTATATACCGATGTGGTTGCCTACCAAATAATCTTTCAATCTGAGAAACAATATCTCTTACTTTCATTGAGCACCTCCCATAGCTTTTGTCAGAGCTTTCATAAAACTGCCACTTCTAGAAACATCTTCTTCTTCTAAAGGAGCTGCTTTCTTAAATTTTGATAAATATAATTTTATGCTATTAGCAAACTGATTGGTTAAATCTTTAATCATAGGAATATAAATTTCATCATCTTGTTCGTCTTGGAATAAGAATCTAGCTGCATTAGCAGCTGCTCTATATACAACAGCTTGCTCTAATTCATTTGGAAAATTATCTAAAGCTTCTTTACTGTAAAGAGGCTCAGTTGAAGTTGCTTTAGGAAACACTACACGACTGACTATACCAGTGTATTCATCAGTACACTGAGGAAGAACATATAAATTATTTTGAAAAATATAATAAATTGGGTCTTCAACAGAACATGCTTCCAAATAGCCAGAATCTTCTTCAGCTAAAGAAATTGAACGATGAGATACTTGCCTACAATCTCTATATCTTGTATTTACAAGAGCTGAGGTAGTTGCTTCGGTATCTTTATTAGTATAACGTCTCATTACATGCAAAACAATAAAATCATCAACATTATGCATCTTATTATTAGTATCATCTAAAGTATAGCTTCCAGATATATCAAGTAAAGCTTCTTTAGGTAGCATAATTAAAACATCTTTACAGGCCATTTCTAACCAAGCATCAATATATGTTTGGTTTTGGGTATTGCTAGTTATTCCAGTTAAACTTATAATTTTATCTTCAAAAGTTGCCATTATCTTCTATTCCTGTCTGCTATATCTTGCTCCATTGTTGTTTGACTAAATTCTACTTGAGTTTGTTTAGCCCAAGGATTACTTCTCATATTAATTGTAACACCCATATTCCTAGAACCTGAATCAAACTCTTTATTATGCTTACAACTATTTGGCTCTACTGTAGCATCGCAATCTTCACAATATATAAAAATTGCCATTTCTAAGACTTCCGCTTTCCGCCACCGTCTGTATCTTTATATTTTAACTTTTTGTCTTTCTTTTTTAATTTCTTTTTTAAACCTTCAGTCACAGTCTTTACAGTTTTAGAAGCTTTTTCGACTACACCAGGAACCTTCTGTGCAGCACCGTAAGCATCTTCAGCTAAATTTTTAGCAGCTTTTCCTACCCCAGTAACAACTTCATCTAAAGGACTATCTACAAAATCTGTTTTTAAAGATTTAAGTGTTCCTACTTTTTCACCACCTACAGTAACATCTTTTCTAACAACTGTTGTTTTTGGCTTTTTTTTATCTTCTTTGACTTTTCTTCCACCTTCTTCTATTTTACCACCTTCTTTATAGTAACCCATTGAATCTATGTTTACATTTCCTCCACCTGCGTAACTATCCATATCCATATTAGTATTCCTCATTGATGCATTACTAATAGGAATATCTTGTGATATTTCACCACCAGCATCTGCAACTTTATCTGCTATGCTATCTGCAAGCTCTACTCCCTCTGCATTATAAGGTAATTTTATATTAGGCATTTTCTTCTCCTCTTTTTCTAGCATCCTGTGATGGCCATTTATCATATTCAGGCCTTTTAATTATAATATAATCATCAGGATTATCGTTTAATGCCAACAATTCTTTTTCATGAATGCCAGCGGCGTTATTTTTACTTTTATTAATTACAATCTCTTGTCCCTCAACTTCAACTTTAATTCCACCTTCTTCATGAGACGGGCCATGCATTTTTCCTCCTTGTGAAGCTTTTCTAGTAGAACCTTTCAATCTGCTTTTCTCCTTTCTCCCTTTATTCTCAGACGAAGCAACAAATCCTGTTATTTTGCCATTTTCATGTGATGCATCTAAGCCATCTCCGTTACCATAAGTTCCTTTATCTCGATTATGTTTATTAAGCTTTGCTCTATAACCACTTCTATCTTTTTGAAACTTTTCGTATTCGTCTTTATAATCTCTTTTAGACACTATTAACTATTATCGCAAATTACTAATGTCATAACTCTACTTCCACCTTCAATCATTGTAGAAGTTACATTTAAATTTGCTCCTGCTAATGTGCTACTTATATTTGCGGTAACATAATCTTGAATATCTTCCGCTAATTTACCGTCATCATCTCCATCACTACTAGCTAAATTTTTTGCATCATGAAGGAATACTTTACATTTGATAGCCATTTATATCTCCATTTTAATTGTTAAATTCCCAGTAGATTCGGGGTAGGCCTGTCATATGACCCACCCCATAGCTCTACAAGCTATTAAACCTTATTTATTCGGTTTATGATGTAGTAATAGCGTCATCTATGCTAGAAAGTGCTGAACCAACCCATTCTCCTCCAGCAGCCATTAACTCAACATAATCAGCTTTTTGAGCTGTTGCTCCAATAATTACATTAGATATTTGAGTTCCTGCTGTCGAATTAGATGCGTTGCCTCCTGCGTCTTTCATTACAAAGCTAACAATTGCACTCCCAGCCGCTATAGTAATAGCATTTGAAGGAGTTTCTTCTTCTACTATGAACTTATAATGTACACCATCTTCTAAAGAAGTTGGAAGAGTAACTGCAACAGTACCACCTGTGGCACTAAGCATAAAAACTTTTCCGCTATCTTCATTAGTTAATGTAACATCATGGTCAATAGGCACAACTTTCTTTTTATATCCAAAAGATGCACCACTACTTTCATTTAAAAAATCACTTCTCATCTATAACCCCCTTATGACGCTTCAACGTTATATAACATATGAGTTTCTGGAAGAGTAACTTCTAAACCTGCTTCGGTTAGAATCATATCTTTTCTCAAATCTTCATCTGCTTGTTGAACGTTGGTTGTTATTGAAGTATCACGATTAACACCGTTTCCAACTAATGGTCTATAAGCTACATGGTCTAAATCAATCATAGCTAAATAACCTGTTGAAAATCCTCTAAATAGAGGCTCTTTAACCATTGATAAACTACCATATACAGTATCAATTTTCATTAGACTATGTCCAAATGAACCTTGAATATTTTGTATATCATAATTAAATGCATTAGTAGATTCATCAGTATTAGGTGTAACACCTAAATTTGCTATATTTTTACTAAATCCACCCAACTTGTTAAAGAATGTTATTACTTGGAACCCAGCAAGACCAAGCTTATTGCTTGAGCCTCCACGAGCAGGGTCAAATACTACTTCAAAATCAGAAAGTAATCGGTCATAAGTTAATTCACTTTGAGCACAACTTCTAAAATATGGAGCTCCTGATGTGTACGATAATGCTCCATCATTTACTACAGCTGTACCATTTTTAACTATATGTCCTACGACACCTTCTGAATATTGAATATTATTAGACGATGCTCTTTGTCCAAATAACATTGCTCTTTCTATGTCAACTTTATGTTCTCTCAATTTAAGATTCCAGATTCTTTGCCATTCATCAGCATAACCTCGATAAACAGTTGCTCTAGTAGTATTAGTCATTTCGCAAGCTGTTTTAAAGATTTGGGTATAACCATAATCATTATCAAGCTCTTCTTGCCATACATCTGGAGCACCAGAACCTTCCTCAAAAGATGTACCAATAACTTGGCACACTGTATTGTCAGCACCTGTTTCAGCACCATCTATAGCAGAAATAGTTCTACCAGTAAATGTTGTGCTTGTTCCTGCATCTACAGGGGCACTTTCAATACGAACAATAATAGTTTCAGGAGAGTCATTTTCTTTATAATCAATAGCAAAAACCATACCTTTAATCAACCAGTCGATTGAATTAGCTGGTGTATCAGCATCAGTAACAGTATATGTTAATGTGCTTCCAGCTGCAGGTACAGAATGACTGCCATTTAATTTAAAGCTTCTATCACTCCAAGAAACTTTTGTTCTATCTTCTAAGAATCTAAATTGAGGGTCAGTAGTTGGCACTTTTGCTACTTTTGATAAGTATACAAAAAATGGTGACTCTTCTGGTGTTAAATCAGCGACTCTATCGCTAAAGTCGTACAGTCTTCTAGTGTTTAACGAAGCACTATCTACCGTAGCTCCACCAGGAGTACCAAACTTAAGTACACCTTTATTGGTTGTTGCCATTTTTACTTCTCCTTAGTTTAAATTATAATAAATTTCCTCGACTACCAGCTTTAGTAATACCTTCCCACATTTCATCTATATCATCTTTGACCGCAGGTTGTTCACCACCTAATATTCCTCCATAAGCAGGATTATTTTGTGTTTCCCTAATTTGGTCTAATGGTCTTGGTGCAGTATTAGCTTCACTAGTAACATCTTGGGTTTCATTACCATTCGCTACAGATTGCCACATATTCAGAACTCCATCTATACCATATTCGGCAGGGTTTCTAGATGCAAATTGAACAAAATCTAGTATCTGTTCTTCATTTAAGCCTCGCTTCTCAAGTTCGCCTTTAAGATTTTGCATTCCTTGCGCCTGTGCAACACCTTGCACTTGTTCTGAAACTGCTGACTGAACTACGTCAGACATTTCTTGCATTCTGTATTGATATGATTTTGAAGATGGTTTGTTATAGGCTTCCCATGGGTCAAATTCATCTTTATCTAAGGTTATACGTTGAGGAGCTTGAGGTTGGCCACCCGTAGCCATATTAGTAACTACTTGAGTAATGTCTGGACGTGACTCCAAAAACTCTCCAATTTTTTTATAATCCTGTAATCTCTGATTTTCCTGATACAGTTTATCCTTTTCTGATTGAAAATATTTTGCTTGTTTCTCCCAGTCAGAACTCTGTGCAGGGTTTTGCCCTTCTTCTTTATTGCCTGCGGTTAGACCAGTTGCCTGATGTCCGCTATCGTTGTTAGTCATATTAGACTCCTTTTACAATGTCTCTTCAGGAGTTTCACCAGCAGGTGCTGATGCACCATTCATTCTGATTTTCTCCCTTTCGAGGTTTACTGTGTCTTTAAGTCTGCCAACAGATAATTTGTTAGCAGTCTTAGTTTCTAGTTCAATTTCTTTTAATCTTCCTTTAAATTTCTCTACTTCAGTTTTTTGGTTAGACTGAACAGTTTCTCTTTGAGCTGTTTGTAAATCTCCAGAAACTTTCTTAACCTGTTCTTGTAACTGTTGTATCATGCCTTGTAATTTTTCTACTTCATCAGTTCTAGACAATACGCCCTCCTTATCAAATATTTCTGTTTTCTTTAATGCTTCAGTTCTATCGATAAGTCCAGCTTGATATGCTTCCATATAAATTTGCCATTCTCCCCATTTGTTAGAAGGCATTGTTGAGTTACCTATAACTCTTATATCAAATTGACCAGAAGTAATATCATTTTCTATTGTCTGTAGTGCACCTGTTTTATCATCAAATAATCTTTTATTTACAGCATATTCTGTTATATCATTATTTGGCTGAACAATTCTAATTGTTTTTTCAAATGTATAATGAGATTTAGATAAATTGTAAACAGCTTTCCCTAATCTCTTTAAGCTTCCCTCAATATCTCTTAATTTAGATTTGCTTCTACGTTGACCAAAATCTTCCATCATCATAGTTGCTGAAGATGTGTTAGGAGCAACCTCTGTATTTCCTTGCATCATTTCAAAAATACCCATATTTAAATCTATATATCTTTCAATAAGTTGAGGCAACTGCATTATTGAGCCTGCTAATGGTTGAGGTGAGGGAAAATGCGGTTCCCCAAATGATGGGTCATATTCAATGGTAGCATTTGGATTAGCCCAGTCTCTTTCTAATTCTTCAACATCTTGAACACTGCCTTGCGGAATTAGTAATTTGAGACCAGCACTAGCCTGAGCATGAGAGGTAATGAGAGAGACCGTTTTATTGAGGAACCTTTGAAAATCTTTATTTTTTCTTACATCGCTCATAGGATATGGAGTATTTGTCCATATATTAGGAACAGGAACAACAGGATAGATATCTGTATCTAATATTTTTTCATACAATACTATTTGTCCTAATACGCATGTTAATTTTATTCTTGTTTGCTTAACCTCAGCAATATCAATATACCCAGCTTCTAAAGCATCAATCATTTCTTTTTGAGACATTAATACTTCTAATCTTTCAGAATCTATCACATCTGTTTGCCCTGTTTGAACATTAGCTACTCTAAAATAGGAAACCTTTACTTTGCTATAAAATTCTATTAATCTATATTTTTCTGATTGCTGAGAAGTGTCATAATCTTTTACTACATCTGGCGTAAAAGAAGATGTTGTATATTTATTTGTAGATGTAGGATAATCTTCGTCATTATCCATAGTTTCTATTAAATCTATTAAAAGCTTTTCTTTGTCTTCAAATGGTTGGTTTAATTCAGGATATAAATCTAACAGCTGAAATTTGGTTAATATAGTTGATACAGCTATACCAGCAGCATCATCAAAATAGCGATGCCTAGAATTTGGGTCAACCGCAACTCTAAAAGGATTTATATTCGCAAACTTAACTTCACCTCTTCCATAGTCAGCTTCTTTATCAATATAAGCATAAAAATATCCAAGACCAGTAACAGCATAATCGTGTATAGCTTGCTTAAATACTTCGTCACCTTCAGATATATCCCATATATATTCTAATAGAACTTTCCAAACATTAGCAAGTTTATTATCAGAATCTTCTCTTCCAACAGCGGAAAACTTTGGTGGTTTAGAAGTAGTAATAGCTTTAAACTGCTCAATAGCGGAATACAATCTATCTATTGGCATATTAGATTGGTTTCTTTCTTCTAACACATCTGCTTCTTCTGGAGAAAAATGATTTCCTAAATAAAAATCTATATCTTCTCTTGCTGCAGCTTCCCAATCTTTTTTAGCATCTGACCAACGCCTAAAATAATCTTTTACCTGTTTTGCTCTTTTATCTTCTTTTATCATAGTAGTTAATATATAAAATATTTGTATTAATAATCAATAATTATTATATTCTAGCTCCTGTAATCCAATTATACCTCTTTTTTCTTTTAAACCACCCATCTCTCCCCTTTTCTTTTTTAGACTTACCTGCACTAGGATTTCCTTTTGCAAATTGAGTAGCTAACCAAAAAGCATCAATACAATCATCATGAGAACCTTTTGGAAAATCAAGTAATTCACCAATAAACTCATGCATATTCTTTTTTAAATGAACAGCTCCAGCTTTAAACATAGGTTGAAGACCTTCAAACAATCTGTCTTTCTTTTTCTGATTTCCATAATTCTTTATCCCTTTGTGAATACCAGGAAGAAACAATCCTTCCTTTTTAGACCTTTTCATAATATAATCTCTAAGCATTTCTTGATATGCTATAGTTTCAATATTTATTCTTCTAATTGGCGAGTATCGTTTAGCGATTTTAAATATCTCATCGGCACACTCCATAGGTAATACTCTTTTTCTCCAATACTCAAGAATGTAATAATCGTTATCAGCGGTAACACCAATAACCATAATGACACTATAATCAGCCCTAGAACTAAGTGTAGAGGCAGGGTCAACACCAATATAAATGTTGACATAAGGTCTTGTCCCATCATCCAACTCCAAAAACCATGAGTCAGCCTCATTATCAAATTTAATTTTTCCTTTATAATAGTTATCATTAATATCCTCTTCTTGAAATATTTGGTCCTCTGGTGACTTCGCTTGATTCATAAACTCTTGATAGAATTTGCCCGCAACTCCTGAATCAATATAAAATTGTTTTCTTTCTTCTAATTTTGTTAAAGGCCAACGACTAGGCCATAAAGGCTCTCCATTATCTAAGATAGCTTTATAAGTTAGAACATCCCATGAATAATCTTCTCCAGTTTTTTCTGCTTCCTGATGACTTCTAACAATATTATTCAAAAAACTGTCATAATGAACAATAGTTCCATTACACCATAAGAACCCTCTTTTATCAAAATCGATAGCAGGGTATACAGCAGCTGTAACCCAATCTTTTATATTTTGTCTAGAATCAGGAGTCTTAGTATTAAGCTCTGATTCAAAATCGTCAAGAACAATTCCTGTATATCTAGTAGACAATTGCTTCTTTCCACGCAATCTTTGTGAAGCACCTTTTGCAATCATTCTGCAACCATTCTTAGTAGTAAACTCAGTCTTAGTCCATTTGTCACCTTCTAAATCACCAAAATAATAGTGTATTGCTGGATTATCATATATATGATTTTGTAGCCACGCTACATTATCAGTTGCTTGGTCTTGAGCTTCACCAACCCAACATATAAACTCAGGGTCTTGTTTTGTGGCAAATAAGATACGATGAAGTATTGCGGTAGCAGCCATAGTAGACTTTGCATGGTCTCTTGGCAGAACTAAAGCTAATTGTTGTACGTCTTTAGCTAAAAGTTTTTTTCCCACTTCCACATGGAATGGGGGCGTTGCAGACGCCAAAAAATCTTGAGGGGAAAATAGCTTCCCAAAAGCTATCAAATCATTATAGGCATGGTGTAAAATTTTTTCATTCTTAGAAACATTGCCATTAAGGTTAAGGTTAGCCATTAATTATTTGCCTGTCCACCTACCAGCATCTTTTCTAATTTGAATTTCATTTTGATATTGCTTAATGAAAGAATTCCTAGCCATGCCGCTCAAGCCACCCACTTCTTCAGCCCTTTGAATATCATCCAATAATTTAGTTAATTCTTCATCAGACTGTTTGGCTAAATCAATTCTTATACCACCACCCATACCACCTGTCTCCATGAGGTTTTCTCTATTTTTCCATTCCCTATCTGCTATTTCTTTTTCTAAATCTCTTATAGAACCATCTGGGTTATAATGAGTTACGTTCTTTTCATTACCTTTATCGTCATACTCAGTTACTTTTTTTAAGTTTCCATTTTTGTCGTATTCTCTCCAAGAACCTACTCTATTACCGTCTTCCCATTGACCATCTATACGTTTAGTTCCGTCCTGATACCAATTTTCATGAGAGCCATGCTTTATTTTTTTATCATTATCATCTAAATAATAACCCCAAGAAACTGTTTTGATTCCATCTTTATTACTTTTTTCAAACTTTAAAGAAGAGTCTTTTTGACTCATGTTATAATTTATAGCTTTTCTGTTACCACCAGATTCAGCCATCATAATAGCTTTTGCTATTTTATTTTCTTCTGGGTCAGGAAACATCATATCAATCCTTGTTAAATCCATAGGTGATACTCCAGATTTTTTATAATCTTCATCTGACCAATCTAAAAATTGCTTATAAGAATTGTTTTTATAAGATGACCAAACATCCCAACCTTCTCTATCATATAATTTTTTAGCATACTCGATATTTTCTATTGGAGACATATCTTTTGGATGAACATATTTATTCCATATAGAATCTTGAGCTTCTTCGCCATGCCAGTAATCATTTATCTGAAATAGACCGTAATCAGTACTGTCTACTTGTTGAGGTTCATCTAGATTTAATAATTCATCTTTTTTTTTAGGAGTAAGACCAAAAAGCGGACTAGTAAGAAGAGAGTCTTGTAATTCTGTAGATTCTGGAGTTTGATTCACCATATTATAAACATCTTTAGAAGACATTTGTCCAGTAGCCATAGGGCCTTCTCCCCAGTTAAATAACTTCATTTCTCCATCAATCTCAATCTCATACGAAACTCCAAAATTAACCTCCCCAAGACCTCCAGTAATATTATATTGTTGTTGTTCAGGTGCTTGTACAACTTCAGGCGATTGACTATAAACTGGGTCAGCTATATGTGGGAAATCCGAACCAGTCCAATCCTCTGAGGTTTGTGGCTCACTTTGAACAGAACCAACATTTAATGGGTCAGCCATATGTGGAAAGTCTGAGCCAGTCCAGTCTTCATCATTTGGGTCAGTTGCAACAGGCGGGGCAACAGGTGGACCCTGGACTTGATTAGATAATATTGCATCAAGAACATTAACAACGCCATCTCCATTTATATCTCCTAAGCCTTGTAAAGAAGGAGGGGTTGTGGATGGTGCAACAGGCGGTCCTTGAACTTGTGGAGCTTGGCTTTGAGCTAAAATATCAAGAACATTGACTACCCCGTCTCCATTAACATCTTTAATGCCAGCCAAACCTAGTGCTGAAGAAGGGGGAACAGCTTTTTTAGTTTGATTTACAACACTATTTGGTTCTTTTTTAGGGGCTAAATTTTTTAACATATTTAATAAAGGAAAGTCCCAATCTTTTGCAACCTGTTTAGCTTTGTTAAATACAGGAAAATTCCAGTTCTGCAAAGGATTATTAAAATTCCATGTAGGTGCTTGAGAACTTGAAGGAGTTTTAGTCACTCCTTTTTGTCCATGTTTATAATTAAAACTTCCAGCAAACGGTATATTAACAGTTGCTTTTTCATCAACATCTTCTGCAACAACCTGCCCTGTATCTTCATCATACTTATATATAATCATTATTCTACCCCTTTAACAATATCGCTTAATGATTTAGCTCGGTTAGGAGTTTGTTTTGCCCATAAACTATCAAGCATTTCTTCTGAAGCTTCTGCCCATTTCTTGTCCTGCAAAAAAGCAATAGTTTTTCTAAATTTTGAGAACCCTCCGACACCCAACTGATAACACATTTCCATAATAACATCTTTAATTTGAGGCGGCATATATGAGAACCAAGAAAATTTATTTTTTATTCTAACATCTAAATCTTTTAGCTTTCTAGCTAATATTTCATCACATATATCTTCATCTAATTCTAGGTCTTTAATTGCAAAACCATAGCCAATAGTATCTATTCCTAAGCTATCCTTGTAAACCATCCCTACATATCCTTCATGTTTTTTAATTCTTTCTTTTAACTTCATTTATGCTATTCCTCTTTCATTATTCATAGGCATAATATACGTTACTCTATTAAGAAAGTCAAACTCTGAATAACAATGAGGGCACATCCAGCCTATACATTCCTCATTTTCATCTAATAATCCTGCTCTTGAAGAGTAATCCTCGTTAAAATAAAGCTCTTTATCGCAAACGGGACAAGGGTCCTTTGCCTTTTTACCCTTCTTTTTCTGCGTGTGCAATAAGTTTCGTTTTTTCTCCATCTTTAATAGCCTCCATTTGCTCAGGGCTAAATCCAGCCCAAACCGTAAGCTGCTCTTGTTTCTTTTCAGTGTCAAATAAGCCTGATATTTTAGCTAAAGACTCTAAAGAGCGTAATTTATCTCCATCACGTTCAGCTAAAGTAGCAATATCTTTATATTTTCCTATAAGCCACTCAGGAGTTACTCCCTCATCCTCTAAGATTTTCTTAATTTCTTCTTTTACCATTTGTTGAACCTTCTCTTTTTTTAAAATTTGCTGTGATTTAGCCTTAATATAACTTTCACTCTTTGCAGAAGGGTATGCCTTCTTAAAAGCTGCTACAACTTCCATGCCAGATGCTACATACTGAGCAAACATGAACTCTTTTCCATTCATTTTATTCCTAGAATACTGCCTTTGAGCATCATAAGTACCTGCAAAAGAGTAAATACACTCTGCAATACCCTCCTCACCAAGCATTTCCCTCTTACTGGATTTAATAAAATAGGTCCCACACACTGTCCTTACAAAAGGTTTGCCAGAAATAAACCCCTTTTTTAATATTTGACACACATAGTCGTCATCTGTAAACGCCCATTCACCTTCCTGCGCTTTACGCCAATTACCAACTATGTATGAATCTGGCTTAAAGGCTTTAAATTCAATTTGATTGTCATACAAATAGTGATTAACGCCTTTGATAGTTTTAAAATCCATAGATTAATATAAGAAATCGATAACTTTAAAACAAAAAATAAAAAATATTTTGGACATTAGGTATATTTGTATATATATTAAGAGCTCATCACATGTGTATATTGGTTGAAAACTTGTTCCGCATGTGTTTTAAGTGACTAGAACAAGGGGTATACAAAGTCACAGGTCAGTCGAAGGTAAGAAGGCCGTATTAGAGTTTCATTGAACTAAACATAGCTTACCCGCTTAATAAACAATGAATTATTAGGTATCCAAATTGCGCAGGCTCCGAATAAGCAATACCAGGATAGGAAGCACTCTTAGTTATCTAAGGGGTAGGACTTCTCTATCCTAAACACCCACCAAATAAGCAATCAATAGTTAACTAATAAGTAACTAATACTTTCCTAAATCCTAAATTTCAAAAAATAATATCAGAATGGGTGTGACTGTTTATTATCGCAAGCCCACCGCCGATTTTTGGTCGGCAGGGGTCTGCTTTTTGGTTGAAAATTTCGATTATTTCCCGTTTTTATAGTCGCACGGCTCCCATCTTATCAATTCCTTAACATACCAATTACAAGCAAAATCTAATAAACCGTCACCTTTATATTTATTCCATGACTCAATAATTTTATTTGTTTCTTTATTACTTTGGGTCTTATATGTTACTTTTATATATCTTTTCATTTTTTTAATTCCTTATTTTATTATTTATTATTTAATTACTATCTCAACCTGTTATAACTTACAAACATTATTTTTAATATGCAAGTATTATTTTAATTATTTTAAATTATTTTTATTTTCTCCTTATGAGAATTATATATATTAAATCTAGGTATTGACATACTAGTAATAATAATATTGCTTGTTTGGCTATGTTTTGAGCTTTATTTGACTATTGTATGTATTATATATATATATTTTTTTTATTCCTTGTTTTATTAATGTTAAATGATTATATTATATTTATAATTGATATAATATAATATCATTTTTTATAGATGTATTTTATAGAGAAACAAATTTTTTTCTCGTCTATAAATAAAGATAATTAAAAATAATACTTGACTTATGTTATTATAATTTATTATATTAGTTACAGGTTAAGATAGAAATAATAATAATAACCTATTCAATACTGCGAATTAAAACAGTAGAACATAATTTTTTAATTGATTATCATTTCTGAGACAATGAAAAAATAAAGGCGACGGCATAAAGTTTGGAGTATAAAAACTAGTAGCAATTTAGAGTGCTACCCGTTAGAGTGGAAGAGCTTGAAAAATAGCTATTAACTTATAAAAGTCTACAACAAGGGAGTAATTATTTTAGTGCCTTGATAAAGCACGGTAACCATAGGTTAGAAATAATTCAGAAAATGAGAGGGTAAAAGGTGCTAAATAATAGCGGGCTTAGAGTCCGACCGCCTGGCGAAAGTCACCGAGCGACCAGCTATAAGCTGTACGGAAACATTAAAAATATAATACAATCAATATTATATGTCGTGAAATGAAAAAGATTAGAAAATATTTAAATCTAATAAATTTAATATTATTAATTTATGCGGTTGGTAGACGACATAATAAAAAGATTTTTTTTAAATCTTATAAAAGTGGTCAAGTGTCAAGTTTCTTAACGGGTGCAAACCCCGATGTACTGCCTAAATATTTTATTTAGGTATGAATTAACATTACATAAAAATACATGGAATTTTATAGAAACCTATGGAATTTATAAAATTTGCTTGAGTGGTGCGACATGATACCGCCTCTAATATGAACAGGAGCAGATATAAATAAATTATTTTATATAAGTGCTATTGAGTGCGAAGCTCTACCTGTTCACAATGTAAATAAAAAAAGAAAGGTAAATGTGAAAAAGAAACTAAATAAACAAGAAGACTGTACAACATGCGACGGTCAAGGTTACTGGTTTTATACAACAGAAGAAATAGATGAATGGTGCAGACAGGGTGGAGATTATTGGAATATAACTAACAAATGTCCAGATTGTGACAATAATAGCTATGATTGTGGAGGAGTCTTTCCAAGAATAGCAAACAAGATACCAAATAAATAAAAAAGAAAGGAAATAACATGGAATTATTTAAACCATTTGAAACACAAGAGGAGCTAGATAAATCACTATCACTAATCATGCAACACATACCAAGCGATAGAGATAGGAACAGATTACTAGAGTTTTTTGGAAAGTTACAAGCCAGTAAATATTTATCAATAAAAGAAGGGGAAACAAAAGAAAATTAAAATTTAATATACAAGGTAGTATAAATGCAAGGAAAGTGAAGTGTTATGTAAAAAACTATGTCAGTAGTAAGGTTGACATCTTGCTGACACAAGATTAAATGGTCAACAGCATAATTAAAAGCAAGTATTTACTATGTCTTTAAGACTTTGAATTAATACCCAGAGCTTTCATACTCTGTAATGTAGGTTTGAGTCCTGCCCTTGTCAGAAATTAATAACAGAAAGGAATAAAATGTATCATTGGAGCAAGATGAGTGGAAAGCTCATTGGAATTCCTGCACTAAATACAGACACAACAAGCAACAAGTTTTGTCAAAAGATGAAGGAGACAGATACAATTTGTGGAGAGTGCTACTCTTGGAATATGTTACAGACATTTAGGAAGAGTGCAGTCCCCTCATTTAAAAGAAACTCAAAGTTTTTAAGTGCAGAAGTCCACGACCCTAAATACTTACTACCAGTAAGCAGTATCGTAGCAAGGTTTAATGGACACGGGGAATTAATCAATGAAGCCCACTTTATAAACATAATGAACATATGTAAAAATCAACCGAATACAACCTTTACATTATGGACGAAGAGAAAGAACATAGTGAACAAGGTACTAAAAAATAAAAAAATTCCGAGTAATCTTATAATGGTTTACTCAAATCCAGTAGTGGATACAATAATGACAGAAGTACCGAAACATTTTGACAAGGTTTTTAATAATGTCAGTGAAGATTCAGATAAAGTAAATTGTAGAGGCAAATGCATAGATTGTATGATGTGCTATACAATAGGTAACAAGACACAACAAATAGTGGAGGTAATGAAATGAGTAAGATATCATATGCACAACACCAAGTTGGGCAATTCATAATGAGTAAAACTGGTATAAACTTCCTAGAACTACCAGATTGTGATACAATATCAGTCTGGGTAGAGGAAGATATGACAGCACACCAGATAGATGAGATAGTCCCAGATTTAGCTTGGGAGATACTAGACAATTCTGGAATGGATAGAGATTTAGTTAATGAGATTTGTGGTAAAAAATAAACAAAGAAAGGAGAACAATGAACGAATATAAGAGAACATATCTACACAAAGATAGGAATGGTAATTACCTTGATTTAGATGAGGAGTTATCAGGAATCTTTTCTAATAGAGATGATAGGAAATGGATAACACTTCTTGTTGATGAAAAAGTAGACTTGACTACTGTATTTGAAGAGTCAGATGTAAGGCGAAGAATATATTTCTTTGATAACAGGCAAAGATATTGTAGTTATTGGGGACACCCATTTTTTGGATACAGGGAGTTTAGGGAAGCAAATCCAGACTTAAAAGATGTATACAGCACCGATAACACAAAAACTCTTAAAAAGATGGATAAAGAGATGTCTAAAAAAGAGAAACAATGGAGGGAGGATTATGATAAACTTTCAGTGCAAGAGCAGTCTAAGATTGACAAGTGGAAAGACAATCCTTATAGCCAAGAAGAACGATGTAAAAAGGTGCATGAATACAACGACAAGAAAAATGGTTGGGCTAAATGTCAAACACATATGGGCTCATATATATTCGTAACGGTGGATATGTATGATAAGAAATTATTAAATCCTGCATTTAGAATTAGACAAAAAGACTTAGATGTAGCAATAAAACTTGCACCCTATCATAGAAAATGGACAGAATTTTCAAAAGGAGACGGGTTAAGAGGAGAGGGTAATTGGTTTCCGAAGTCTAAACTACCAGATAGAGCATACAAACTTAATACATATGAGCATAAAAAATATATAGAAAAGAATGCAATACTAAAGAAACTAGAGAAAGGAAAATAAATGAGTGAAATACACAGAATTAAAGAAGAATTTGGTAAAGGTATTGAAAAGTATCTTACCAAAAATGAGCATATGCAGGGAATGTCTGATAAAGAACTTCTTGATTGGATATTTACGGAGTATATGTTTGCAAATAAAATAAACGGAGTTAAGGCACTGCTAGGATTCACACAAGCATATGAAAAAGGTAATGTTTTTGACTTTGATGAAATCCAAATAACAGGTGTGTACAACCATGATATATATGGAGCATTAAGAGGGGATAGAGCACTATCACCAAAAAGCACAAGTTATTTAAGATTTTACAACAACGAAAAGGAAATAAATAAATACAAATAAAAAAGAAAGGAACAACTATGAATCAGTTAGAAAAACTATACATAGAAGTAGAATTAAAAGTTACTCCATTTGAGGAACTAGGAAATACTGCTTCAATGCATGTATACGAAAAAGGTATAAAATGCTATACGGAGGATTTATACGAAATCATATATGAGCACCTAGACCATTGGGATTATGGAGATGAAGGTTTTGATAAAGACCTTGAGAAGCTCCTTAATAATAAAGACAATACACTTCTTCGTCCTTTGGACTGTAATGACGAGGTGTCCTATGATGATTTTATGGAGTGGCTTGATGAAAAAAGACACAGAAATCTGAACAGATGCCACACTCATCTACAACAAGCTTATGCAAATATAACTAAGCATATTGATGAAACTGGTGGAAGTGGAGGAACAGTCAGACAAGCTATTGATTTAGCAATAGTAAACATAGAAAAAGCAAAGAAAGGAGAAGAGTATGCCTAAAGATAACGAAAAAGAAAGAGTTATAATTGATGTATATTATACTGAAGACGGATTTGAAGTTACTAGAGTACATACAGCCGACTACAATAAATATCCGCCTAACAATTGTGGAAGTGGTGGGTTTTTTCTGTATGATATAGCTGAAGATTATCTAAAGGATTGGGAAATTGTTGAAGATTACAGATAATAATCACTATCACTAATTAGGAAGTGGTATAGTCTTTGGCGACTACGGTTGAAACAAGACCGAATATATCTCATAGCGAAAGTGAGAGCCACTTCCTTTAAATTAATAAAAAGGAGAAACATGGAAAAAAATACAACAGTATTTGTAGTAGAGGGAGATTTAGATGAGGTGGCTCACAATAAGCTATCTAAAGCAATTGAACAATTGTGTAACCAGCTTGGATTAGACTCTTGTTTAAATCACTATGAAGATGCAGAATATGACGAATACTCTCAAACACATACTGCTCACAGAGATGATGAAGAAGCTGAGGATTTGTCAAGTGATGACAGGTTAAAACTTTATGATAACTGGGTAGATTCACTTCAAATGCTTAAAGATATTAATGAGCTTTTACCATATAACCAAGAAAGACAAGTTGCTCTAGATAATCTAGGAAAACAAGAAGATATTGTATATAAATGGTGGAGGACAGGACAATAAAAAACAAACAAAAGAAAGGAAATAAATGAAGTGTAGAGGTTGTGGGACAACATTTAAAGAAGCACAAGAAATGTATTCAGACACAGATAATCGTAAATACTTTTTTGAAACAATGTATGGAGAACCTTGTTGTCAAAATGATGAATGTGTTTGGGATTATATTATGGAACACGAACAATTGACGGAGGAGGAATAATATGAAAAACAAAAAAATAACAATTGATATATCAGAGTGTGATATAAGAGAGTTTGAACAGCTTGTTTACTATAATTACGACTCATTTACTTGGACATTTGACGGAGTAGATGTAGAGTTTGTAAAAGCAGAGGAGGAAGAGTGAGTTTAACATTTTATCCAGTAGAAGAAAAACCTAAACCAAAGAAACAAGAAAAAGGATTAATATATCTTAAAGTAAGAATTGGTAAGGTTGATATAGTAAAATTAGATTTGTTTAAGAAATAAAATATTGGTATGTAACTATAGCAATAGCAGTCCTGAGAAGTTACACTAAGTTTATTCCAGGAACCTTTTCAAGCATGACAAACTAGTCCGAGTAAAAGGCACTACTATTGAATGAGAAAAAAGCCAATATAAAAGAGAGCCAATAACTGGTCCTGTAAGTCGATGAAGCATGAGATTATATCAACACTGCATACGCAAAGGAATATGTGAGGCTCTCTAAAATTAAGCTCAAGAGATGAGATAGTTGTTACCGTGAGGGCAATCGTGGGCTACTAGTATCTTGGGAGCATCCCGCTCCTATAATTCCTTTCTGGTCCTTTTTGTAATCTCTTGAGCAACATTAACTAAAGGAGAAAAAAATGAAGAAAATATTAATAATGAGAAGCAGAGCATCTTATGAGGATATGTATTTTAAAAGTCCTCAAGATGCTTGGAAATGGATTCAAAAAGAAAATCTTGAACTAATAGATTGGGACACCTACAACAAACATAGTGAATATAGTTCTAAATTCTTTAATGGTAAAACAATAGGAAAAAATACTTTTCTAAATCGTTTCAAAGAAAGTGGGACAGTTAGTTTTATATTAAAGCATAGTGAATATGAAATACATTTTTTGGATATAGAAGATGAGTTTTGGGGAAACTATTAATAACTAACTAAAGGAGTAATAAAATGAAAGAAGAAATAATATTACACAGAAAAGAAAAAGCAGTAAGTTTTGATAGAAATGATTTAACAATACATTTCCACAAAGCATACTACACTATCACGGAACTTGAAGAAACTTTGAAAAAAGTAAAGGAGATAATTAATGACAATGAACATAGCGAAAGTTAAAATGGACGATAAAGGAAGAATCACATTGCCTGGAAAATTCCTTGAGGCAAACAATATAGATACTGGTGGTTGGATTATTATAAAGCCAGTATATAACGATAACAGTGCTTGTAAATTAAAATTCAAGCCTAGAAAGGAAGCAACAAAATGAAAATACTAAACTCAGACGAGCAAGTAAGAACTCTTAGAACTAAAGCTCAAGAGTTAAGCTCTAGAATAACCAATGGCGATAACGAATCTATGTATATGATGGACGAATGGTATGATACTATAAGACTGTTAGAACATTTAGGGGACCATAAGGGGCTTGTTGCCCTTAGCGGGGGAGATTTACCCTTAATAGAGGATTATATTAACGAAGACTGTGTATTGCTTGTTACAGACAAAGCTTACAAGGCAGCTTCAAGAGCAATGGGTCCAGGCCCAGAAGAAATGTAGGAGAGAATATGGATACAGCAATAGTGGTAATATGTTCAGTAGCTATAGTAATTATGGCTATTGCATATGTAATTTTAACTGAAAATGATTGGAGGTTATAATGAAAGAATTTTTATGGAAATATTGCAGACCAATAACATGGGTTACAATTATTATATCTGGAATTATTTTTTGGTCATATATAATTCAACTAATTGTTACATGGTTTAGAAACTAATGGAAGGTTACATAATTTTAATAACCATAGCAGCAATTTTTATTTATTTTAATTCAGTAACTTAAATAAATACTTGTTATTTAATTTAATAAGTAATAACTTAGATAGTAAACATTAACCAATATGAGAGGTAATAATGGAAGATAATCAAATCAAATCAAAGCAGTATATTATTAAAAATATACCACCAGATACATGGAGGCAATTCAAAATTAGATTGCTTCAAGGTGGAATGAATACTTATAACGAGTGCCTATTAAAATTAATTAATAGTTACACTAACGGAAACATAAGTGTTTAACCCTATAGATATTCAGAAGGTATACGCAGACTACATAAATAAAAAAAACGAAGAGAACAGAAAAGAAAGGTATGATGGTAATGAACATTACTTTCAAGCCAGTAATTCTGGTAATTGTGCTAGAAAAATTTTTTATACAAGTGTAGAAAAGGTAGAGCCTACAAATCCTCCAGACGATAGAAGCTCGAGACTTTTAAGGCTTGGAACTATTGTGCATGAAGATTTACAATCTGCCTTTACTAATATAGTTAACTATAATAGTTATCTATTAAAAAAAGAAAAAGAAGTAAAAGAAAAAAAGTTTAAAGTGCATATGGAAGAAGAAATTCAAATCCCTGAATTTAATGTCCGTGGTTTTTATGACCTTGTTATTGAATGCGATGATAAGGTCTATCTGTATGATTTTAAAACTATGGCTAGCTTTTCGTGGTCGCTAAAGTTTGGTAGAAAATATAAATCCCCTAACCAATCTGACCACCAAGAGCTACAGCTTGGCACTTATGGGTATGCGATAAAGAAAAAATTTGGAAGTCTTGATGGAATGTTCTTGTGTTACTACAAGAAAGATGATTCAAGAATGAAAATAATACCAGTGTCTCTTGACTATGTAGACAAAGCTAAGAGATTTTGGAAGAATGTTAATGAAGAAATTAAAGGTGGTTTACCTATGTTTAATCTTGGTGTGAGTCCTGCCAGTTCTTGGAATTGCAGGTATTGTCAATTTTATGACCATTGTAGACCGCCTTCATTTTAAGATGGGAGGTAAAATGATAAAAGAAAAAGACTTGAGTAAACTTTTAGCAGAAACACCTGAAAATGAGAGAAAATACAGAGTTGGTAATACTTTCATGCATAATAATGTAAAGATTGCTAATATGCTGTGTTATGTTGATGCTAGATATGTACAAGACAAGCTTGATGAAGTTGTTGGTGTAGGGAATTGGGCATCAGATTTCACAGAAATAAAAGGAAATCTGTTTTGTCAAATCACTATCACATTTTTACGAGATGACGGTCAAGTTGGTATTGTATCAAAAATGGATTGCGGAACTGAGTCTAATGTTGAAAAACAAAAAGGCGAAGCAAGTGATGCATTTAAGAGAGCAGCAGTTCAGTTTGGTATAGGTAGGGATTTATACAGTCTTCCTAATTACAGAGCTGAAATGACTGAATACAATGGTAAATGGTATCCACCTAAAAACTGGAAACCAAACAAGTAAACAAGGAGAAAAAATGACAAACGAAATAGATAGTGTATTTGATAGCTCAACAGAAACTAGCTTTTTTTCTGGCGACACATCAAATAAAAAAGAAAACAAATTCATTCCTGCTGTGCCAGGTAACTATGTTGGACATATAGTAGAGGTTAAATCTAATGTGTATGACATAAAAGGTGGTGAATTTAAAGCTAGGATTTACAACATATATGTAGAATTGTCCAAAGAGAATGAGGGTGCAGAATATGTAGTGAATGGAGAAACAGTTGATGGTAAGGAATATGTTGGTCGAAGACTTAGGTCTGACGGTATATTTAGATATTTAGAACCTGGACCTAGCGACACCTTTAAAGGCAGACCTGATATGAATATGGGTTACTTAAAAACCTGTGAAGCATTAGGTATAGAATGTAAAGAGGTTGAAAAAGAGATAGATGGTAAGAAAACTACTGTTAAACAGTTACCAACTATTAATGAGGAAGACATGTTAGGTAAAGCTGTTTCAGTTACTACTAGATATGGAAGACCTTATAAAAATAAAAAAGGGTACGACACAACACCTCTAATTATTAAATACTTTAATGCTTGGGAAGATGGTGTAGACAGGAAAATAGAAAAAACTGATTTGGATGAGATTCCATTTTAACAATAACTTTAGACAGTCATTCACGTTCCGAATGTCCTACCTTTGCGACACTTCGCAACACTATCTTAACCGTTGTGGGTGGCTGTCTTAATTTAAATAAGGAGAAATCATGGGCAGAGCAATAGACATGGAAGCTAATATTGAAAAACAAGGAGTAAGACTTTTTAAACTTGAGGGTGCTGTAGAAGAAATGATACAGTTACTTGAAAGTATCAGAATTAAAGTTGATGAAGTAAGTGACCTACAAAAAAAGAGGAGTGAAGATGTCAAGAAAAAAGCCAACAATAAAAGAACTAAATAAAACTGTTCTGGAAAATAGGCATGGTATAAATATAGCCTTTGAAGCTTTAGATGAACTTAAAGTTTATATGTCTGGGCTTGATAGGCTTTTAGATTGGTATGTTGAGTATAAAGGGGACATAGATGGGTTTAAAGAATTTATTAAAGAAAACAAATCTCCCGAGCCAAGCGATAATGCAGACGGAGCTAAGGATAGTTTATCTGATAAACAACAAGACATTTCTAAAGAAAAGTCAAGCGATAAAGTATCAAAAAAGTCTAAGTAACTATAAACAAATAGAGGAAAAGATGGTGAAAGACCTACAACAATTAATAGAAAAGCTACTGATTGATAACAATTGGGGGTTATATTTTAAAACAAACCCTCTTGAACACCTCCCCTCTCAAGGAGGACAGCATATCTATCAGGTTAATGATGTAAGTAAAGAGGAGATGAACACAGCTATTGTTAAAATGGTTGGAAATAATCTACAAAACAATATAGACTAAATCTCGGACAGGAGAAAGGAGCATATACAATGGAAGAAGTCCCTTATAGTAAGGTGACAGAGGATACTATTCTCGGAAATATAATCAACTACGAGGATGTTTATGACGAGGTTGCACCATATTTAAGGAATGGAAAAGTGTTTTTTCAAGATGAGGCAAAAATGCTTTGGGATAGAATAACTGAGCTTAAAAGAAAGCAGGTTCCTGTTGATTTAATTACGATAAGTAATTCTTTGAGCAAAGAAGATAAGTTGGCAGGATTAAATAATGGATATATTGCTCTTTGTTCAACCGAAGCTACAACATCTGGTATGACTAAAACTTATGCTAAACAAATATATGAAAAATATTTATTAAGACAGCTTGTAGATAAAGCTACAGAGATAAAAGATAAGGCTTCTAAGAATATATCGTCCGCACACGATACCCTCCTAGAGACCCATTCCCTACTTGGAAGCCTTATTGAAGTAAGACCTTCAGAAAATTTTAGTATTAACGATTCACTAGATTTAGCAATAACAGACATAAGTTCTAGGGAATCAAAATTAATTTCAACTGGATATGAGAGTGTTGATAGATTCGCAGGCGGATTAACACGAGGTGAAGTGAGTATCATCGGAGGACGACCAGGGCATGGGAAAACTACGTATATGCTCAACCTCCTGTCGAGAATGCTTGACAACGGTTATCGTGTCATGCTATTTAATAGAGAGCTGCCCAATGTCGAGGTTATGAAAAAGTTAATTTGCCTCGAATCTGACACTCTATCCTACTCAATGATAAGAAAGGGTATTTATGATGATAATAATCTTAAAGAACTTGAAAGGGTTCGTAAAAAAATTACTGAGAAGTATTCTAAGGACAACTTCATTATGTTTGACAACCTTAGGGACTTTTCTTCTTCGTCTGTCGAAGTCAAAAAATTTAAACCAGACATAATATTTGATGATTACATTCAGCTTATAGCTTTAGAGTCTAAGCTTGACAGAAGATTTCAAATAGAAAAGTTAGTCAATGATTATAAATGGATGGCTAAAGAACAAAAGGCTGCTGTCGTATTAGCATCACAGCTAAATAGAAATGTAGAGTATCGTGGCAATGGTGGAAGACCACAATTGTCAGACTTAGCAGAAAGTGGTGCAATCGAACAAGTAGCAGAGAATGTATTATTTGTCTATTACGAATACAAAGTTAACCCTAAGAGCGACTTAGGACGAAATATAATTACCTTGTGTGCTAGAAAAGTTAGATATGGACAGACTGGAGATATTCATCTAGGATATAAAGGAGATAAATGTAAGGTGTATAATAATGAGCAAGAAGCAGAACAAGAAGAACAAATCCAAAAATCAATTCTCCCATTTGACTAAATTTATAGGGATTGACCCTGGAAAATCAGGGGGAATTACACTAATTTCTGATGAAGGAATAGAAACCGCTAAATGTCCTAAAGAACCTGCGGATATGGCTATATTTTTTGAATATTTTCTAGGTGATACAGCCCCATATAATGTGGGAGTTTTAATTGAAAGAGTTTGGGCTAGACCAACTAATGGTTCTAGACATGCTTTTGCATATGGATTTAATTATGGTATATGGTTTGGTATAATATCAAGAAAAGAATCAGAGATACATACTATCTTACCAAGCAAATGGATACAATATTTTAATTGCCCTAAGGGCATAGAGTATAATGAAAGAAAGAAATGGTTAAAGGAAAAAGCAAAAGAATTATATCCTGAAGTTACAAGAGTTACTTTAGCTACAGCAGATTCAATACTAATTGCACATTATGCAAAAGAAGAGTTTTTTAACAAATAAGGAGAAATAATGGGAAGAAATATTAAACCAATTAAATTACATGAGGGCGGAGATGCTATGCCTTCAGGGAAAACTGGTATTATTAAATTTTATGAAGAATTAATATCAAAATGTAAAAGGAATAAGAATAGAACAACGGTCTATGGTAATGTTATAGATGATAAATTTATTGATGGCTTACAAAATAGATTGGACGAATTAAGTTCTAGAGTATTTTGATATATTTAAAGGATATTTATGATGTTTTTAACGGTGAATTACAAATTTACAAGAAAGGAGTATGGGTGCCATTAACAGAAGGATACTGCAAAGAGTTTGACCTTGATTTAAAGTTTGGTAAGATGGGCGAGGAATTTGTTCAAGGTGTTTTAGAGGGAGATTCTAAAATAGAAATTAAGACAGAAAGAGATAAGTGGAAAGAAACAGGAAATATAGCTATAGAAATTAGATATAAAGGAAAAGATTCTGGAATCACTATCACGGAAGCTTCAACATGGATTCACCTTCTTTCCTATAAAGATGATATAGTTGGTGGTTTTATATTAAATGTTAAAAAACTTAAAGAAAGAATTAAAGAATTAAACAAAGCAAAAAAGGTTAAGATAGTTATGGGTGGAGATGATAATATGTCTCAACTAGTTTTGGTACCTATTAAAGAAATATTTGAATTAGTTAAATAGTCGATATTTTTCGTACAACTTCTTATCTTCGTCTGAAAGATTCTTATAGAAGTCTGTAGGATTATAATCTTTATTGTGCATAATGTTTTCTATACCACCTAAATTTCCGTAAGTTATAAAAGAGTATGGGTGGTTAAGTATTGCTGTAACTTCTTTTTTAAGGATATTAAATTCAGCCTCAGCATTATGTAGTTTGTCTTGCCATTCTTTGTCTATTCCGTTATAAAAATCTCTATATTTTTTATTATCTTCAGCTTTTACTTTCCAAGTAATTGGAACAGGTCTAGAGGCGGCTAAGGAAGATTTAATTCTTTTTATAGCCTCTTTGTGAGACTGAGCTCCATTAAGACCGTCACTCATTAATTCATGGACTATCGTATTATATACTAACATTACAGCTTTTGTTTTATCTTCATGAGTAGCCCCTTTTTTAAATATTTCAGTTCTCATGTCATCAAACATAAAATATGCAGGGTCTTCCCAAGCCCCACCAAAAGGAACTCTATCTTCACCAATAGATTTCTGATAATTATTATACAGTCTTCTTAAATCTTTTCTATCTTTAAGGTACGGAGCATTTTGTGATATCCACATGTTTCTATATTGGCTACCAAATGAGCTTATATCCGATAGCAAGTTTCCAATAGTTTTTTCAGTCCATTCCTCCATAGTATATCTAGTCTCAGGTCTTTCAAAAAATAATTGCATTGTGTTTTTTAGCATATCTTGAGAATATCTTAAAAGGATTGGGTCCATCATAGGTAGTCCGCCTTGTCCTATTTGAGCCATAGATGCATAAGGTCTTTGGCCAGATAATAATCCTGTATAAGGACTAAATACACCTTCTACTGTACCAAAAAATCCAGACTTGTAAGCATCGGTAAACATTTCTGATAGCATCTGATTTGTTTTTCCTGCTTCATCTTTAGGGTCTAATCCTTCAAGTGGATTGCCAGATAAACCTAATTGTTTATAAAGTGCATATAAAGCATTGCCTGTAACCATGTGAGCGGCAGCTAATCTTACTAAAGGAAAAGGGTTCCTGTGTGTTACAGCAGGTTTTATAAAATTAACATAAGTATCAAATGTTGCTGCAGAAGCCATTCTATAAAATAAAGTCATAGGTCTTGCTAACGGTGATGACATCCATAAAGGTAGCATTCCTACTTGAGTTCCACCTTGTGTAGATATGTGCATAAAATGAGCGGCCTTTTGAGTTAAGTGTGTCATTACCGCCACATCAGTAGGGTTTTTTGAACTTAATAATCTATGCAAAGGAGTTTTGTCTATATAGGCCATTTCCTCTGGAGTAAAATGTAGTCTCTCAGATAGAAATCTTTTAAATTCTTTTGCATTTTTTTGATTCCAATTGCCAATAACATTCATTTCACCTTTATATCTTCTCATAGTTTCTTCAAAGTATAACATACCTGCAACCTTAGAAGATATTCTGTTCATAGCCTCACTTGGTTGCATAAAGTTCCACCATTTAAATTGAGTTTGCATATTAAAATGCCTTATAATAGGCTTAGTGCTTAACCCTAAACCTTTTTGTAATAAATCTAAAGACCTAGTACCTGATTCAAAGTGTCCTAATTCTCTTGATGTTTTTTGGCTTGTTCTAGAAAAGGCAGCAACAAACCCTCTAACAGAGTTCATAAGCCCAAAAGCTCCAACATTTCTTGCTTGTCCAATAGCTAAATTTTTAAGACCAGGAAGTATCGGTGTTGATAACCCTAATGCTACACCAGCATTTGTAAGACCTCCTAAGAATCTATAAGTTTTAGAATTAATTTTTTGATTTAAGCTAGACTCTAAACCTAAATGCCTCATTATCATCTTTGATGCATAGGCAGCCATTCCTCCACTATTAGACATTTCAACTATTGACTGCTTAGCTACACCGTGTCGTTTAGGTGAAAATCCTGTTAGCTCTGGAAAATGAGCAGCACCAGATATAGCTCCAGCCATAGAATTTGCATAATTTCTAGATACAGCATCAAAGTTTTCAACATATGCTTTAACTCTTTTCTTTCTACCTAAAATACCTGTAGTGATTTCAACCATTCCATCACTATCACTAATATCAATACCCCTCTTCTTTAAATATTTAGGATTAATTTTATTAATATTATTGGTAATGTAATCGTGTATCTCACTTGTAATCTCAGCTATGTTATTTTCATTATTAACATATTCATCAACAAATTTCTTTCTTTTATTTGTACCTTTTTTAAGCCCTAGTTTGTCTGCCTCTGCATTTGCTGAACGGGTCAATTCTCTTTTGGCTAAATCAATAACAAATCCCTGTTCTCTTCCGCTAAATATAGCCTTCACAACTTCTGGATTCATAACTCTAGAAAAGTAGGTTGATACATACTTAGGGTCAAACTTTTGTTTAAATTTTAAGTATTCTCCTCTGGACACTGTATTTTTAATAGCAATATCTAGATTTCTCCATATACCATCAGTATATTGTTTCCAGTGCATCATAGCTTGCCATTGTTTACTCCCGCCCTCAAAGACAGCATCTCGTGGGACAAGCTGTCCTTCTTTTAGAATAATAGGTTTTCCGTCTATAAGAATTTGACCTTTTTCATTTAACATCTTATCAATAAATTCTAAATCTTTTTTAGACTTTGCTGACTTTCTTAAAACCTCATCCACAAATCTTAATTTATCTCTATCGCTTGCTTTTAAAAGTTTACTTATTTTATAAAAACTTTGATTGTAGTTACCCATCATAGATTCGTATGTTACTTGAGAATCTATATATGATTTATATAATTTCTTACCTGGCTCTCCGCCATAATGTTTAAGAACATACCAACCAGGCATAAAGAATCTTTTTATTGCGGAAGGTAAAGGTAGAGTGTTAAATACTTTTGAAGTCATCTTAACAAAGAAGTTTGTGCTACTTGACTTTTCTTTTGAAGTTAAAAATTCAGCAGGCTTTTCTCTCATCCATTGTAATGCTTCTTTTAAAGTCTCGACACTCTTAACATTTTTAAAACTACCGTCCTTAACCCCTAATATTCTAAGAAGTTTTCTAACATTATTAGGACCAAAACCTATTTTTTCTGCTCTTATTAATATTTGACTTTCTAAGTTTCTTAATTCTCTACTTGTAGATTCGTAAGGTTTCTTTAATACTTTAGATATATACTTTGAAACTTTAACCTTTTCTGCTTCAGTCATATCTTTAAAACGTCTTTTGCCTGTAACCTCTTCCCTTATATCTCTAAGCTGTTCTTTAGTATAATTTAATTTTGAACTTAATTCTCTTTCTTTAATTCTAGTAGAGTGCTCGTTTGGTGTAGTTGTTGTCGCTTTGTCTGGCAATAATTCAGAATAGCTTTTAAATTCTTTAGTATCATGTGTTTTATTAAATTTGGACCGCTTGCTTTCAATTAACTCTTTTAGAGCTATCGCATGTGTTCTATTTCCTTCATTTTTTAAAAATTGTTTTATGTCAGCTTGTGATGCCTCATAAAGATTCTTTTCTTTCTTTTCTGCTAACCATTTTGCAAATTTATTTAAACCTTTAACTCTATTTCTTACTGTAGAGGTAGATAAAAACTTGTCCCCAACTGTAGCATTTAAGTAAAACTTTTCTAAAAAGTTTAATATAATACTTTTAGATTGAGAATATTTGTTTCTTGTTTCAACAGTTGAATCCATCGATGCTGAATCTTTTGATATTTCATCGTGTGTTTTTTCTAGCTTTTTGGCTCTATCAGAAACCTCTTTTGTTCTACCAGACTTTTCTGAAAAGCCTTTGCTTGTCCTATGCTTTGAAGTTTTTAAATTGTCAGCAGGTATTGGATTCCCTTCAGCATCAAATTTAAACCCTCTTACAAAGTCTGATGTTCTATTGTAAGGTTCAATTTTATTTGCAGCATCCATTGCCTGAAATGTATTTTTAGCTGCACCATGAAAAGCTCCGTCAGCTTCAGCATTTATAGCATTTCTTAAATCTTTTCTTGAATATTTGTGTGCATCTCTTATATTAATCTCAATTGCTTGACCATCACGTTCAACAATAATCTTATTTTTGTCTCTTTTATTTTTACCTCTTAAAGCTCTATAGCTAGCAATTAAAGAATTTTTAGATTTACTGGTAGAGCTAGTATTTATCTTTATATTCTTAATTATATCCGCACTAAAGTCATTCATAAGCTTAGCAAGTTCTTTATCTCCTGTTAAACCAATAGCTTCATTAACAGCTCGCATACCTTTTGCTATTCTTTTTGAAATAGCAATAAGTTGCTCTGGTTTTTTTAATCCAATATTTATATCTAAATCTTTTATAACATCGCTTATCTCTTTTATTAATCTATCTCTTTGCTCTATGTTAAACTTAATTTTGTCGCTAGATTGATTCTTTTCCTTTCCTAATACTTCTAAAGCTTTTTGGTAGGCAGCTTTTTCAGGTCCAGAAGAATTTTGTTCTTGAGAAGAAAAGTAATCTTGTAATCTGTCAAAAGATGATTTTTCACTAAAAGCTTTCTGTATATCGCTAGTGATGTCTTTATTCCAAGATTCAAGCTTAGCATTAGCTTTTGAAAATACATGTCTTGTGCTATGCATTACTCCTACCATACCAGCATTAACTATTGCAGTATGGAATATATTGGTAAGGTCAAATCCTTGACCCTCCTGCATTTTTGCATATTCATCTACAACACTTGGAGCTGTAAATACACCGACTTCCCAACCAAAAGCTTTAGCATTAGGGATAGCATGTTTTGTTCTAGATAACATTTTAACATCTCTAGCATTCAATTTCTTTCCTGCAGATTTTTTTGCTTTAATTCTTTTACCTATTTCGGTCCATTTAGAACCCAAAAACCCAGCACCATAACCAGCTATACCGCCTAAAGCCATACCATGAACAAATCCACCAAGAGTTTCTTTTAAAATTTCTTCGCTAGTTAATTTTTCTCCATTAGGACCAACATAAGTTGCCGCTCTAAGTCCAGAACCTGCAGCTTCATAGGTGCCAAGTTGGAAGCCTGTTCTTATACTTTGGTTAAGAGCTACATCAGCAACATTACCTATCCAAGCTTGAGAAGATTTTCCTGCTATATTTTTAACAATAGTTTGATTAATCCCAGAAAGAGAGAATCTTTTGGATATACCTTGAGCCCCAAGATTTGTAAGCTGACTCCCAATAGTTCTAATAGTCGGAGCTCCAACACCTTTAATAACAGCTCCCCCTATTTTACCTCCAACCCCAAATGCAGCTAAATCTAAAGGGAAGATAAAGCCAAGTAATCCTGCTCCTATTTCTTCTAGTAGATTAGGGTCATAATCTGATAAATCATACCTAGGTTTTCCATATATAACCTCTTCTGTAAGTCCAGTTAAAGAATTTACATAAGCAGATTTCATCCAATCAGGAGAATCTGCATCCACCCAATAATCAGCTAAAGAGCCGAGAAATGAAGGGTCAGTCCTAACTTCTTTATTTGATTGAGGAACAGGTGTATGTATAGGTTGTGAAACGGGAAGCTTTATAGGTTCAACATTTGGTGTGTTCTCTTTGGTTTTACCATAAAGATAAACACCTTGAGAACCTAAATCGCTTACTTCATTTGGGTATTTTTTTCTTATATAATCTACATACTCATCAAAAGTATAACTATAAGAAGACATTGTTACTCCTTGTTATATCTAAAACTTTTAATAGCGTGCAACAATTGGTCTTGAGTTGCGTTTTTAGCCCAGTCTGATATTGACTTTTTATTTATAATTACAAAAGGTTCGGCTCCAAGAGGTTCAAAACGTATTCCTTGAAGACCACTTCCAATAGTAACTGTGTATAGCATATCAATAACTTTCTTTTTTAAAGCAGGTAAAGGTAAAGTCCTTAATTCTTCATCAGCTTTCATTAAATCTTGTTCAATAAGAATGCTAGTTGGCTTGTGATAATCTGGAGCAAAAGTTGGGTCAAGCTCTCCAGTGTATGGATTTATTCCTCTATCATCTGTACCTATAACTGAAGAAGGGACTTCAACCCAACTAGTCCCCATTACTCCAGCAGGGTCAGACACATGTCTATGATGAATTGTTCCTCTTTTAGTATCTTTGTATACTGTCGTAGGAAGGAATTGAGGTAGTTTTTCTTCTACAACTTTAGTTAAATGCTCGTTTACTCTTTTTTCTTTCCTCTCTTTTATAGTCAAACTTAATTCATCAATAATATTTTGAGCTTTTTCATGTGCTTCTTCATACTCAATTTTAGAACTAGAGTTACGTCTTATTTCTGGGAGAGAAGCTTTCCATTTATTAAAAGCTAAATATTTCTTTTTAGCCCAATCTTCTTTTGCTAAAATTTTATCAACCTGAGGGTCTGCACTGTTTGGGCCATGCATATCAATAACATCTTGTAATTGTTTTTTTATACTTTCTTCAAAATTCTTTTGAAGTCTTTCTACTTCGGTAGGAGTTGGAATATAGTTCTTAGAAACTTTTGTAGCACCCGTACCTCTTCCTACATTCACAGAATAAGTTCCTTCGTCTTCGTTTTCTTTATTATCAAACCAATCAATAGAGCCTGAATCATTAATAATATTTTCAAATGTTGATTCATAACTTGTTAAAGCTTTAGATATTCGATTGTAATCTTCATTAAGCTCTGCGTTATGAACATATGATTTGTTTTTAGCATTTTCAATCCTGTTCTTTCTGCTTTCCTCGTAGTCTGTATGCTCGTGTGTAATAACAGATTCTTTTGTTATTATATCTGGGTCTAAATCACCCTCTTCAACATCATATTCATTACCTTTTTCAACTGGAGGTATAGTAGTATCAATAACATCAATATCAATATCTTGATTAGCTAAATCTATATCATCAGAACTTAGTAGCCCTTGGTTTTTATTTAAAGAAACAAAATCCATACCTGCATATTGCCCGTATTTAGGGCTTTTTCTGCTCCACCTAGTGTCATTACCTCTTAGGAGGTTTTTTAGTCCTTGTGGGTATATATCTGGGTTCTGAAGTTCAACAGGAAATGGCATTTCATCTTCATTCTCATCAAAATTCATAAAATATCTAACATCTTCATCTATTATCCCATCTAAGTTCTGTTGTCTCCAAAATTCCATAAGGTCTTTTGTTAAAGCTATTGGATTATTAGGGTGAAGTTTTGCCTGAGCTTCAAAAGCTTTTCTTAATTCTAAAGGAAGTAAATTGTAATTACCGCCAAGAATATCATCTGTAAATGAGCCTTTAAGGTCTGAATACAAATAAGTTGTTCCATCACTTTTAGTTAAATTTAAAAGGTCGTCTCCTCCAAATTGACCCCAACCTTTCTGATTCGTTGCCTCAGCAGTGGAAATAATAGCATTTATTCTTTCATAAACACCGACCATAGGCTTAAGATTTTCAATAACATCATTCTTAGCATTTCTTTTTTGTTTTTGTTTTAAAGCTTCGCTTGCTTGATATTCTGTTTGGTCAATGTCACCATTTAGAATCATTTTTAATTGTGCTGCTTCGTCAGTAGTAACATGCCATTTTAATGAATAAGGCTTCTTATCATCATCTGGTAAATTTTGATTTGCGACAACCCAAGGGTCTCCTTGGTCTAAAAGAAGCATCGCATCTAAACCAGTTACCATTTCTCCTTTTAATGCTTTGACATATTGTTTTGCAGAAAGTATATCATTTGCTAAAGTATCATCATCTATTGATAATAAATTGCTATTAAAAAATGGATTCTTTCTTAACTTATGAAAAGATTCCCCTTCCAAATCTTGACTTGTTGTTAAATATATACTTCTTGCAATATCATCAATTGTTTTGTCAATACCAGCTATATTTGATACAAAGTGATTACGAAAATCTTTATTATTTTTACCTGGATTATTAGACACATAGTCATTAATCATTGTCTGAACAACATCTGCATCAAGATAACTTCCTAAAGTTTCTCTAAGTTCGGATAATTTATTTTGAGAAGCTAATAGATTTGCTGACCTACCCTTATAAGCATCAAGCATTTCTGTGACATTATTTTTTACTAATTCATAATCCCATAGCTTTTCTGGATAGATATTAGTATATCTTTTAAAATCATCTTCTAGGTTAGTATATGCTTTTTCTATAGATGTGCTATCGTTAATATCTAGATACTCAAAAACATTCTGCCATCTAGTTTCAAAGTTAGCCAAATCCTGCATATAACGGGGGCTACCGCCACCATATTTTCCGTGTTCCCATTGACGATGACCTTGCTGAATTTCAGAAACATCTCCAGAAATCTGAGATAATAACTGCTCAATACTCATTAAAGCATGCCTATCCACTCTTGGAATATTTCATCCCCAGACTGTTTTGATTTTTCTGCAACATTCGCAGCCATAAATTCATCACCTTTGCCTTGAGCTGTAGCTCCGAGCTTAAATATATCTTTTATCTGCCCCACATTAACACCACCAACATCTATACCTTTACTAAGCTCCCCAAGTTTAAGACGAGCCTCATCTAAGCCTTGAGATTTCTTTCTTTGCTCTCCTTTTATAAATGGGCTTAATTTTTCTTTTAAAGCTTTTAATGGATTAAAATTTCTGAAAGCTTCAAGGCCTCCACCTAAAAGAGCGTTCCAAGTGCTTCCTGTTTTTTCTTGCAGGCCATACCCTCCTCTGTGATACCTTAAATCTTTAATAGCTCCCCCTATATCACCAAGTCCTTCAAATTTTCCTTTTTTACCGTAAAAATCTTTTAGGTCCTCAAAGCCCGTTAAACCTTTTTCCATCATTTTAGAACGTGCACTATATCTTGATTTATAAGGAGTAGTAAAAGGGTTTAGCCCTCCCCAATTTTGGAATTTGTTCGTTTGCATACTCGCTAAAGCAGTTACTAACAATGCACCCATTACCCACCCCATAAAGTATTCTCTCATTCCAGTTTTAGGATTAATAGTTCCAGAACCTAGTCTAGACACGATACCTTCACCTTCTTTTCCTAGCGAATCAATTAATTCAGCTTCTAAGCGTGAAACGTGAGAAGGTTCTCCATTTACATTTCTTATTAATATATCACCAAATCGTCCCCTTTTGGCTAAACTTTCATCCATTACGTGCATATTCATAATTCTTTCCTTACTTTATAGTGTTTTTAAGTGTATAATATGGGTTTCCATCCTTATAACCCGAAGGCTTTTGAGTTATTTGAGAGCCAAATAAACCTTGTCTTGTATTAGGAGTTGTGGCAAAAGTGCCGCCACTGACATTTATTGTTTGTCTAGGGTCTGGTGTTGGAACATTAGCTTGCGAAGATTGTTGTGAAGCTATGACATCTAAAATATCAACTGTTCCATCATTATTAACATCTTTTATTCCTTGAAAGGCTTGAGAAAGAGGTTTTGAAGATGCCCCAGAACCTCCTCCAGTAACAACCTCACTCCATTTTTCACCAGTCCAAGGATGTGCAGCATCTGGCATAAACGAACCTGCATATGCGGTAGTTCCTGCAGCAACATCAGCTAAATACCCTTGTACTTTTTGTTCTACATTTGAACCACGGTCAACATCAGGAATTATCAAATCTGCTACTCCACGATGAATTAAATTATTTAATATATTAGTGCCATATACTCCAGCTCTACTTGTTTTTTGTGCGGCATTTAAAAACTTAGCAATGCTAGTTAAAGTCTTTGAACCTTTTATAACCTTTCCCAAAGCTGGAATTTTAGAGAGTAAAGCAGGAAGACCAGCTCCTCCAGTAGCAAAAGTAAGACCTGTAGCTACAGCTGTCTCAACTAAATTTTTTATTCTTTGGGCGGCCGCTTTCGATTCAGCTTCTCTCTCTTTCTTATTTTTATCTCTAAGAACACCTTCTTTTAACATAAACAATTCATTCATACTGATTCCCTAACCTTTAATAATTAATTTCTTTTTTCCAACTTAATATAACAAATCTCCTCTTATTATCCAACATCTATTTAGTTATAAACTTTAATGTCATACTTCCCCATACAGTAGTAGCTATGTTAGATATAGTAGGCACATATTTACATCCTGCATTTAAGGTAGTACCTGTTACCGCATCTAGTGTAAAGCCATATTTTCTATCTTGCGTATTTATAGTAACATCAGTATCTACAAGACTTGCAAATGCTTCACTTTGGTCTTCATCTCCAGCAAGAGTACTTTCATCATAATAAATAGATATTTTAGGATTATCTGTGCCTGTATCATTATATATAGTTCCAATACCTCCTGCAAATATGCAATTTTCAGCAACTTCAGGAAATGCAGACATTCTTTCGTCTAACATAGTTAAATTACTACCTGCACCTAATATTGTGCTATAATTATCCCAATGAGCTAAAGAGTTATACCTATCATCATGGTCAAGATAGTAAAATCTAGATGTATTACCACCTATAACATAAAATTGAAAGCGTTGCCATACAACTGCTCCTGATGTAATCTCCGAACAACTTAAAGTGCTTGCTGCAGTTACTACTCCGTCAGTAGATACCTTAAATTTAGGAGTTACCCCATCTCCTCCTGCAGATGCTGAGGAAGCATTATGGCAAAATATATAACTTCTACCTTCATCCCATTGGTCAGTAGCTGTTTCTTTTACATGTAATTCTAAAGCTGTATAAAAAGAGCCAGAGCCAGTACCATCATTTAATTCTTGGCTTACCTGGACTGTTGATTTGCTACTTCCACTTGTAATAGCAGGTAAATTAGTCGCTATATTTTGACAAGAAATATCTCCTGTAGTCACACCGCTGCTACCATTGTTTATTGAACCAAATCCACTTGTAATGCTACCGCTATCTAATGCTCCTGTTGTAGTTATTGCTAAACCATTTATATCTGCTTGAGTTTGGTCTGCAGTAGCACTTGCTTCTATACCATCTAATTTATCATGATGAGCTATAGACATTAAACCTTCTGCTGAACTTGTTGCTTCACTATAAGTTGTATTGGTATAATTAGTAGCATGTATAGTACCTGCACTTGCTCCTGTCCAATCTATATGTTCATTGGCTACAAAATTATTTAAACTATCATGGTCTATTTCACCAGGCACAGCAGTTGCTGTTATTGTAGTTCCACTATTCGTAACTCCTACACCATTACTACCTAGTATAGAAAAATCAGCAGAACCACCTGTATCAGAAGCTGCTGAACCACCACCTGAATCAGTTGTAATTGTTACTGCTGTTATATCTCCTGAAGCAGTTGAATAACCATAAGCTTCAATCTTTTCTTTTATTGCTCCAGCTGACATTAAATGGTCATCAGCGTCAGTAAACTCGCTACCAATATCAATATCATCTATTGTATGGCCACCGATTGTAAACCCTGTTGCTTTAACGGTACCATCAACATCTAATTTGGTTGAAGGGCCTGATGTTCCGATTCCGACATTCCCAGAATGAATTACAGAAAATAATTCTCCATGTAGAGAATCAATTGTTAGCCTTGGAACACCACCATCAGTTGATTTGATACGATGTTGCATTCCATAGGTACCCCAATTTGTATTTGCACCTGTATAAAAGTCGTCATCTGCTACAATCAAATATGGTTGGTCTACATTTGATGCATATATATTTGATTCACCAACTTTAATATGTCCATTTCTAATATCTAAATCTGCTATTGGAGTTGATGTTCCGATACCGACATTTCCATCATTATCTATAGTAAGTTTTGTATCTGAACCTGAAACCCAATGTTTATCAATTTTAAGTTTATGCTCATCAGAACCATCGCTAGCAATATTCCAATTACTTTCATCTGCCTCATTTGAAAACTGTATCCCCGCATCAGCACCTGCATCAGTTGTAACAACAGCAACTTCAGATACTGGACCTTTTGCTATAATATCACCAGTAGAAGTTAAATTTGATTGAAAGGTAGCTACTCCTTTTTTAATTGAAAATCTTGAATCATGGAATATTTCATTAGGCCCTCTAA